CTTTCGGCACAAGACTATTCCCAACTGATTTATTATTTAAGAATTTTTTCGATCAAGCTTCGGCTTTTGAGACTAATGTAGACAAGAAGATTAACCATCCTGTCGATATTATCTATACGGAAGAGGCATTGATATTTGAAATAGCAGCAGTTGGATTAAATAAGGGAGACATCGATCTCTCTACAGAAGATGGAACCACATTAAAGGTTTCATATACTAAAATACCATTACATGATGATGAAGACATAGAGTATATCCATAAGGGTATTGCAAAACGGTCTTTTGATTTAGGGTGGAAAATTAGTCCCAAGTTTGATTTAACAAAAATCACGGCATCTATGGAAAACGGCCTTCTAAGATTAGAGGTACCCGTTTCACCAGAAAGTAAGCCAAAAACAATTACAATTAAATAGGTTACACAAACAATAAAGGGCCCGCAGGCTAATAGTTATATGAAAATATTTTATAATGGAAATCAAGCATACCAAGTGGTACGTAAATTACATATCAGTACATTTGACCCTAGAAGATATGGTGTTAATAGGACCGATGAAGATGCATATATGAGTATATGCAGATTGTGGAAAGATGAACATCATTGCGACCATGTATTAAGACAGGGAGAAGACTTTATGCTGTGTAGAACTATTAAAGATGTTAAAATTATAGAATAATGTTAATTAAACCGATATTTATAATTGATCGTTAGTAGTTATATTAGCTACTCAATTGGACGAGGGTTCGATACCCTCCACCTCCACTCAACGGACTATATTCATTTAGATATAATATGGTCCTCGGTGATAAACTATATTCAATTGAATATAATGGGGGTGACTGGATTTGACATTGAGATAAGGATATAATGAAGATCACGCATTAACTGGCGAACAAGTTGAACTAGCAATGGCTGCCTAAAGAGGTACCCAGCGCGAACGGTATTAACAGGGCAGATTGTTTTTCAATCGTATCGTTAAAGCCTGGTGGATGGAGGCAATAATAAAATTATGTTAGATAAATACACATATAGTTGGACAATTGATGATGTTTTACAACCTAACTCAGCGTTTTGGAAAAAAATGTATAGCGACATTAAATCTAGACCTGAAACTGGAATGGAAACTATTGAAAAAGGAATGTGGTACGAAAAAATCAGTGAATTTTTAGATTATTTTAAAACCAAACCTAAATCGGCTGGCAAGATTCTTTCTGAAGATGATATATTACTTGGTAGCTTAGAGGATATTGGTGATACTGAACATGTTCTTATTAATGCTTTATGGGGATTGATTAACGAAACCGACAAGGAAACGTTGTTTCACAATGACATAGAGTATTTTAATGATTGGATAGATTCATGTCCTTCCCCATTACTAGATGAATATGTTAGGAGACTATCTGCAGGTGAAGGATTATTAGAAGTTCCCAAAACTGCAAATAAAATGGTTAATGATAATATAAGAAATACTATAAATAACTCTAACAGTCCATCGTCGTGCAACGTAACCATATCGGGTGGTAAACTAATATTATGTTCAACAAATCACATCACGCTAAAAAAATTAAAAAATATAATGGTTAAGCAGGGAAATAAGCTGCAAGCGTATAAAGAAGAAAAAACCATTGGTAATAAAATAATTCACTCATATATATTTGAAGTGAAGAGTACTAACTAAGTTATAGGAGAAAAAAAATGAAATACAAACAAGAAATAGAAGTATCAATAGAAAAAGCAGAACAGTTATCACTAACACTTGATACTATAGTAAATACACCAAGATTAGTGGATCCAACAACAATTAAAAATTTAACTAAGGCTATACGGTCACATCTTAAATTTGTTGCAGACAGAATAAGTTTAGAACACTAGAAATAATGTCAAAAAAATTATTTCCTTTATTGATAGCTCTTTCAGCCCTTGCAGTATCTGGATCTGCTGCATTTTATTCTGTATTTGGACTGAGTAAATTATTTGCAGGAGCATCAACACAAGTAATTATTATGGCTGGTTCTCTTGAATTTGCAAAGCTAGTAGTAGCATCTCTTTTATATCAATACTGGGATACTATAAATAAATTCTTAAGGGCATACCTTGCAATTGCATGTTTTGTTTTAATGATAATAACCTCTGGCGGTATATATGGATTCCTTTCTGGTGCATATCAATCGACTGCAACCGAATCGGCATTATTAGATAAATCATTAATGATACTTAATCAGAAGCAGATTAGATTTGAAGAACAAAAAGAAGACCTTAAAATTGAGAAACAAGGATTAACCAAATCCATATCAGATCTAAGAATAGCGTTATCTAATCCTACCCAAATACAGTATATAGATAAAGAATCAGGGACCTTGATTACAACTTCTTCCTCTTCAGCAAGGAAAGCTCTCCAGAATGAATTAACAATAGCTACTAATAATAGAAATACTATAAATCTCAAGATGGAATCTATTATGGATTCTATTAATAAAACTGATATGGCTTTGTTAAATAAAGAAATATCTAATGAATCAGAAAGTGAATTAGGTCCATTAAAATACCTGGCAGAAACGACTGGTTATCCAATGAACCAGGTCGTTAATTGGTTCTTATTGCTTATTATATTTGTATTTGATCCATTAGCAATTGCCTTAGTTGTAGCTGCTAATATGGCATTTGCTCAATTGAACCCCAAGGTTAAAATGTCTGTACCAGAAGGTAAGGAATTTAATAAGCCATATAGTCAATCAACTGAAGCACTAATTGCAAGACATAAGACTAAATTATCTAGTGAACGAATGAAAATAGAAAACCAAGATATAGTTGTTGATGATATGGAAGATATAAATAGAAAATATAGTCTATACGGTGAATACTATACCAAACAAGAACTTAAAGATATATCTAAAAGATTATCTTCGGCTGATAAATCTATTGGTGTTTTTAACCAATATATTAACTCTGGCAATATAAAGGATGCATTTGATATACTAAAAAGGAATAATTTAATTAAATAACTATATATATAAATATGGAAGAACAACCAATATACGCAGTAGAATATAGAAATGGATCAAAGTGGAATGAAAGACCTGAACACTTATATAGATTCATGGAATGTAAAACATGTGGCCAAATGGCAAAAGCATCGGAAGAAACAGAGTCAATAACCTGTCCGCAATGTGTAATGGAAATGTGGGAACCAATAGAAACAAGTTATAAAAAGTCAGATAGACCTAGAGGTTGGACGCTAATGGCCCAATTTATAGATAAGGATGGAAATGTATATCATAGTGGAACAGAACAACCCGACCTAAAGGATACTCTCCCAGTAACTGTAGTGGAAAAATCACACAAACCAACCAAAAGAATGACCAAACGAGAAAAGCAAGATTTAGTATATGTTGCATCCACAAACTTAAATAGACTTAAAAAAGAACTATCTAAGGCTCGTTGGAAAAAGGATAAAAAAATAATTATGAGTGAAATTAAGCTTCATAGTAAAATTGCATCTGAAAAATTCCCAAGAAACCTAGATAAAAATTCGTATTTATCAAAATACAAAAAATAGTCAATAAATAATTTTTTTGTTTAAAATATTTTTATTATATTAACTAATATGAAAAGAATAATAACAGACTGTTTTATTTATTTAGCTGCAATAACACTTGCACTATTTGCAATATCCGTTTCTATTATTTATAGTATTATATTAATACCATTTAAAATTGTAAAAAAGATAACACATGGATAATAAACCTGATATGTTAATTTACCAACGTGGTAATGATACAACTGAAGCAAAGTCTATAGAACTTAAAATACCTAGTGATATTACTTGTAAAGAATTTAAAATTATATGTATAAGAATGGCTCACGCCCTTGGATATCACGAATCATCTGTTAGAGAAACATTCGGCGATATTAAAGATACAACTGCCAAACTAGATAAAAATCAATTAAACTTATTACTTGACTGATATGGAATATTTAGAAGAAAAAAAGCTTGTGCTCGAAAGAGTACCTCCAGGAGATAATTGGAAGCCTGTTGGAAAAAATGCACCTACCCTATCATCATTAACTGATGCTTTAGAGTGGTGTTATCAAGAAACAAAATGTAGAGATTATTATCTAGCAGCTCTAGATGGTAAAATATATTCTATTAACCAAGTAGAAAAATCACCTGAACCAGAAAAAACATTTAGCCTTTATGGAGAATAACATGAATTTAACAGAAGAACAAATATTAAGTAATTGGAATAGCTTATTGCAATCCATTAATGATAATTTTAGTGGAGATCGACAAACTAAACTTTTAGAAATGTATAATAAGTTTGGTGAAAATATGATGATAGCACCAGCATCGGGTATCGAGCATTTTCACAATTGCTTTGCTGGTGGATATGTTGACCATGTATTAAATGTTATGCGGTGTACTGAAAAATTATATAATGTATGGACCGAAATGGGAGCAGATATGAGTGGCTACACTAAGGAAGAAATTATGTTTTGTGCACTTAACCATGATTTAGGAAAAGTTGGAGATATAGATAATGAATACTATATACCTAATCCAAGCGAATGGCATCGTAAGAATCAGGGTAAAATATATGACCCAAACCCCAACATACAACATATGACAGTACCACATAGAGGTATTTGGCTCCTTTCTAGTTTTGGAATTCAATTCTCACAAAATGAGATGATAGGAATACTCACTCACGACGGAGTATATGATTCTGCAAACGATGCTTATCTTAAACCGTATGGTAAAGAAAAAGCACTATGGAATAATCTACCAATTGTATTACACCACGGAGACCACATGGCAGCACGAATAGAATATGAAAAATGGAAATCTGGTTCTGAAATAAAAACTGCATTTAGTAAGGCTCCAAAATCGTACACTAAAAAACCTAAAATATCTAGTGCTGAATCGTCTCAAGCACAAGACATGTTTAAGGATTTATTTGGAGATACTGAATAATGGTTTTTGAAATTATATTAATAGTCCTACTCATTGCTAGTTTTTATATTATTTTTAATTTATTTAAAAAATTGGAATCTTATGAAATAGCAAATGAAGAATATGATACCTGGATATCAAAATTCAATACTAAAATCAGAGAAATTTTAGTAACTATAAAAACCTTAGATTCTAAAAATATTTTTGAGTCAGACGATGAGGTTGGTTCAGTATATGAAAAAATATCTGAAACAATAAAGGAACTAGAGGAAGTTAAAAATGACTAAGCTTAAACCAGTTGAACAATTCTATATAGACATAGAAGCATATAGGGAAAAAGAAAGATTAGAAGAAGAAGCCTTAATAGAAGCAGGTAAAAAAAGAAGAGGTCGACCAAGATCTAAAAAAATGTATTTTACTCCTGAAACAGACCTTGCAATTATAGCATATAATGCTGAAACAGATCAAAGATTAAGGAATAAAATATATAATGAATTCATACAGTATCCATTTGATAAATTGGCTGAAAATATTATACATACATTTAAATTTTATTATATGGATGGTGGCCATCGAGAAGTTAAGCACGAGGTTATAGCCTTTTTATTAGAAAAGTTAGACAAGTTCACGCCTGGTAAAGGTAAAGCTTTTTCATATTTTAGTATTGTAGCAAAAAATTATTTGATACAAAATAATAATAGACACTATAAAGATTTAAAAAATTATGCCCCATTAACTGTCATTGATTCACGTAGAGATATTGGATCTGAAATATCTAATCAAGACATGTTGGAGGGCTTAACTATATTCATTGATAGGTTTAGTGAATATTATGAGAAGAAACTCGATGAAAAATTTAGAAATGATAGAGATAAAAGGACAGCTAGAGCACTATTAACACTGTTCCAAGATAGAAAAAATATAGAAATATTCAATAAAAAAGCATTATATATTATGATTAGAGAGATGACTAACACCAAAACACAACACATTACAAAGGTAGTTAATGTCATACGGGAAGATTTTGCCATATTATACAAAAGATTTAATGAGGGAAGATTTTTTTAGTCTAAAAAATATATTTATAAGTGGTTATAACAAAAGGTTATTAAATAAAGGTTATTAGAATAGCGCGAGGTTATTCAATAAAGGCTTAACGAAGAGAGCATTCAACTAAGCAAATTAAACAGAAAGAGAAATTTTATGAAAAACATGATTTTAACAGTAGTATTGGCATGTGCAACTATTTTAGGTTCACAAGCACAAACAAAAGGCGATTGGTACATTGGTACTGGTGACGTAGCAAACGTAGCATGGACAGAATTGGCAGTTAGCCCAACTGTAGGTTACGGTGTAACAGATAAGTTGATGGTTGGCTTAGCAGTTTCACAAGCAGATTCAACAGTTGACGTATCATATAACTTACATGCAAGATATTTTGTAAAGGGTTATTTCGTATACGCTGCAACAGCTGGATTAGATACTGAGACATTAAGTCTTGGTGTTGGTAGATTATTCACAATTCACAAAGGTATTTATATAGACCCAAAATTGGTTTATAATACTGGAGACAAGACTACAAACCTTACAATAGGGTTTGGTCTTAAATTTTAATTAATACCCAAT